AAGCATAGGATCAATATTTAACGCTCTCGCTGTAAAGAATATGTTAAGAATCGTCGATTCGTCGTATCCTTGATATTTCCCAGAGCGTAAAGCAATCGAGGCCATCGTCTTTAAAGTTTCAAGATCCTGCTGTTGGCTGTCAAACCGTGTAATGTTGCTCATCTCGTCCTCATTTGTATAACTTTTTCTTCGTAGACTTCAATCCCAGGAATTTCTGAAACCCCCATATCAATGGCCCTTGCAACCGCGTCATGATCCACCGTCAAATACTTTGCTGGTACCTTTGACTCATCGGTGATCCGGAACTTGCGAATCGTTTTACTGTAAACGACAGCTCCTTCCGACCTAATCGTCTTTGCCATCGGGGGTACGTAAGGAACCTCTTCAAGGCCCAACATCTCAACAGCCTCACGAATGCTTTCAGCCTCTCTTCGATTGGCCTCCTCGAGCATGTGGTGATAACCCGCAGATTTGGATTTGGCTATCGATTGGATCTCCTTTAAAGGATTCAAAAGCTTCTTGGCCTGATCATTTCTAGCATTAATCCGCTGTTGGTCTGGAGCATTCCACTGTTTTCTTAAAAACTCAATTTGGTTCTCATAGATTTTTGATTCCGAATAGATTTCAGTAATCTTTTTAAAAGCTGGCTCGTTGACCACAGTCAAGTCTTTCGCTATTGTCAAGATCTCATCAAGGAATTGCCCAATGTCCCTGGTTTTGTTATCAGGGATCAAATCTTCAAATTCTTGTATTTGTAATGTCATTTTGTCTCTCCAAACATACGGTTTTCATAAATATCTAAAGCCTCATCTGATTCTTCTTCAGACGGCTCAGTTTGTTCAAATTCCTTGGAGTACTCGGACAACTCGTCCTCCTCCCAGTCATAAAAATCTTCTTCCAAATAAATATCAAGCATCATTTGCTCCTAGCTATTGTAATTTAAAATATTTGTTTTACATATAGCTAAAAGCTGCTTTGTAAGCACTAACTCAAAGTCTTTATTTGAATATTCTTGATTCGTCGAAGGCTGGATACAGAAAATTTTCTGTAAGCAATATTCGATTTCTTGTATTGTTAGGGAATTCGTATAATTCATGTTTAAACCTCTCCAGGTTTTCATCCGACGTTGAATTCCAGTTCAGCGTCGGAGCTTTTGTCTATACCTAGTATAGTACATTACTCGCTACATTTATCGCAACCTTTTTCTTTTTCCCAGAAAACATCTATAGCTTGCATACATTGTCTAATAACATTATCGTCAAAATTGTAAATAAATACTTTAGGCAATGCTCCTTTTCTGTCTAACTTTAGAAACAAAATCCTAGAATCTAAATTATTATGATGCTTAGATGCTAGATAATGATACAAATGAGCTTGCATAGGCCAAGTTACAGGAGACTCTTGAGCAGAAGTTTTAAAATCGATCAATATTCGTTTATCTGTGCCCTTAAACTCAACCAGAGCATCGATACAACCAGTGATCATTTTCTCATCACAATAATACCTCCGTTCAGATTCGACGAAGACGGGTTCAACCTCAGCCCTCCACTGCTCGAAGCTCTGCACATATCCTTGCTCGCCAAGTCCTACGACAGCCATATCGCCATTAATCTCCTGCTCGATAGCTTTATGGACTCTCGTGCCGAGTGCAGCTTTTCTGTTGAGGACTTCGACTGGGACATGACTGAAATCGACGAATGGCCGGATAACATCTGAAACCCTAGCATATTTTTTACCTTCAAAATCCCACATTTATTTAACTCCTAGTTGCAATTTAAACCGAAGTATACTAAAGTGGCATACAAAAGTACATAAAAAAGGGAGGAAAATCAGTGAACCTGTTAGAATATTTAGAAAAAAAAGATATACGTACCGAAGATTTTGCGAGGTCTCTAGACGTCTCAGCTTGCCTCGTATGGCACATTATCTCAGGCCGTCGGAAGCCAAGCGAAACAACGGCACGAAGAATCGAGGAATTAACAAACGGAATGGTAACTTTAACCGAACTAAGGGGAAAAGATGCAGGAAAAGAAATGCGTGGACGGGGTAGAAAGCCTGGAAGAAAAAGAAAACCTTAAAGAAATCTTTACAATCTCAGAGGCAGCTGAATACGCTCACATCCTGCCTCAATCTATTCGCTCAGCAGTAAAACGGGGCTTTTTAAAAAGCGGGACGCGCGAACACGTCTACCCAAACGGCACCAAACAACTGCGTAGAGTGATAACGCTAGAGGACTTAGACGAGTACAGAAAGAAAAAATTCCTTCGAGACAAATTGCTGCCCAGCGGAGAGAAAGTCTACGAAATGAACAAGGGGAGATTTAGCGCACTCCAAATCGCTAAAATTATCTCTACCTCACTAAGGAGGCCCTACACCCAAAATAAAATACGGCAGGCCATCCGCACGGGAGAACTAAAAGCCCATAAAGTCGGCTTCGTCTGGGTAATAACAAAACAATCGATGATGGAATACAAACAGAAAGAGATTGAATCCCGTAAAAAAAAGTAGACAATAAATTATTTAATTAATATGTATCTAGACAGCACCATCTAGGTATGTATGTTAATATTTCAGATCTCCGGCCCTCCAGTCCCCCAAAAACAAACCCAGTTCGTGCGGGCAACAGGTAGGGCCTATAACCCATCCCAAGCAGCAATTGAGCAACTGCAATGGCAAATACGCCCCTATGCGCCCTCACAACCTCTGGCAGGCGCGATAGAAATGCATCTGTCGTTTTATCTACCGATCCCTAAATCAGTCTCAAAACGCGTCTACATGCAAATGATAAACGCCGTAATCCTGCCGGTAAAACGGCCAGACTTTGACAACCTGGCCTACCTCGTCACCAACGCCATGAAGGGAATCGTCTACGCCGATGACTCCCAAGTTACAGACTGCACCATAAGAAAAAGATACTCGGACATGCCGAGAACAGTTATAAAAATAATAGAAATCGAACAAACGCAACCCATAGGCGGATCGCTATGCGTGTGATTTTCGAGGAAATTGACAATGAATATTACCTCGAAATCATCCTAGACCTACTCGAACTACAGGTCCTCTCGGACTCCCAAGAACTCGTCGAGGAATTTGTTTGGGAAGCCTCAGAAATTAAATCAATAAACATCATGGTAACCAAAGGAAGTGCCACATGCCCCTCAAGAAAGGTAAATCTAAAAAAGTAATTAGCGAAAATATTGCCGAGCTAAGAAACTCAGGACGCCCAGAAAAGCAGGCGGTAGCCATCGCCTTTTCCGAAGCTGGAGAGAAAAAATCTCCTAAAAACGCAAAATCAAGCAAAAAAACCAAAGATTTTAAAAAATGAGAAAGAAAAAAGACGGATTCTCCAGCGAGCTAAGCACAGAAGAAACGATAAAACTCGTCAAATCCTCGATAATAGGGAATCTAAATAAAATTAGAATTACATTCGATATTATAGAAAGAAAATTTAACAAATTTATCGCAGACTCAAACAAAGCAAACAAACTGCTCGTCGACAGCATCACAAAGCAAGAAAAACTATTGAAATCAGTAGCCAATATCAGCGACAACGCCGAACAAACTCTCCTTAACGTCCTCCTCGCCATCCGTCAAAATGAGTACCTCCAAGCATGGTACCCAGCTCAAGAAGGTGAGCCGGAAACTTACGTGGTCGGGCACCACCGATTAAGAAACCCACAAGCAAAGGAAAGCAAAAATGCAGGATAAAAACTACGAGATGACGGAGCCAAAGGTTTCGCTTCATTGGATCAACTACAACACCAAGCAAATTCTTAAGGAATTGAGAACACTTGTCCAAATTAACATGGACCTTAGATCCGACCTCGGCGCAGCTAAAAAAGCCTCGGCCCCAGGCTCCTACCCCCAACAATCATACAGCCCACCACCTCAAGAGGAGTTACCATTCTGATGGCCATCGTAAAAAAGAAAAAAGCTAAGCCCAAAAAGCGCGTCAAGCCAAAGGCAGGCGCCGTAAGCCCTAGTCAGGTAATTGAAAAAGGGAAACCAGGCGGACCGATCTATTGGACCGCTGAACGAATAGCAGAAAAACAAGTCGCGCTCGAAAAGTGGATAGCCGACCCCGAGAGCTATTATTTTACAAAATTTTTGGCCCAAGAAAACCTAGACTCGGCACAACTCGTGAGAATGTGTACTTACTCCGACAGTTTCCGTCAGGCGGTAGATTTGGCCAAACGCACTCAGGAGATCAGATTGGTCGAACTGGCAGTTAGCAGAAAAGGCGATGGTGGGTTCATAAAGTTTATTTTACAGAACAAAGCCGGCTGGCACGACAAGACGCAAATTTCAGGCGATGGAGCGAATCCGCTAACAATTATAATGGACCGCATCGCAAGTTCGTCGCGGAATCAACTCGAGGATTACGACGATGATTGACACCACTCGCGCGCGCGCGTATATATAAGGACTGTGTAACCAGAAAGCCAGTGAAAAAAAACAGCCAAGGAGATCAAATGCCAAACATTTTTGTTTACTCTCGAGATTGTACGATCTGTAAAGAAACGAAGCCATTTGCCGAAATGGTCCGTTGCAAGGGCGTTGTGCTGTCTCGTTGCCTCGCGTGCGCCAGGTCTAAACACAAAGCGCGACCAGGCGAAAGAATGTCTAGCTGGCTTGATCACCCGTGGAAGAAAGAATACACGAAGAAGGAAGCGGTCCAATGACCCCGGAGCAGTTATCCTCACTAGAAGACCACATGTCGGACGCTCTCTGGAGGCTGTGCAATCTCTATACCATCATCAACAAAAAGGGTGAGCAGCAAGTGTTTTCTTTAAACTGGGCGCAGAAGAGGCTGTATCGCAACATGTGGTACAACAATATAGTACTGAAGGCCAGGCAGTTAGGTATATCTACATTTATTTGTATGTTCTTTTTAGACGTTTGTTTATTCCATCCAAACGTCTCTGCTGGGATCATCGCCCATACGCGAGAGGACGCGGAGCATATGTTTAAGCGGATCAAATTCGCTTATGACCAGCTCCCCGAGCCGATCAAATCCGTTAGGTCGGCAACGGTCGATAGTGCTAGAGAGCTGGTATTTAACAATCATTCAAGCCTGCGGGTGGGGACGTCAATGCGCGGTTCGACTTTACAGTATCTTCACATATCCGAGTTTGGAAAGATCTGCGCCCATTTCCCCGACAAGGCTCGTGAGATCGTAACGGGGTCCTTAAATACGTTGGGGCGAGGTCAATACGTTTTCATCGAGTCGACGGCAGAGGGCAAAGAGGGATATTTTTATGAGATTTGCAAGCAGGCTGAGCGCCACCAGATTCAGGGCAAGAAGCTAACATCGCTCGATTATCAATTTCATTTCTTCCCCTGGTGGCAGTGCGCCGAGTACAAACTCAACGAGAAGGTTTTTATCCCAAAAGAAACCACAGCTTACTTTGACACGCTCTATCAACAGGACATAGATCTTAGCGACGAGCAAAAGTCTTGGTATTACAAAAAGGCGCTCACACAAAAAGACGATATGAAGCGTGAGTTCCCATCGACTAGCCAGGAGAGCTGGGAGTCGTCAATCGACGGATCGTTCTACTCGCGGTGGATGCTGGAGTGTAGGCACGAAGGGCGAATAGGAAATGTTCCTTGGGACAAGCAATCCCGGGTATGTTTGGCGTTTGATCCGGGCTATCACGACTCATGTGCCGTTGTTTTTTGGCAAAATATAGGACAGGAAATTCATGTTATCGACTATTACGAAAGTTCGGGAGAAGGTCTTGCGCATTATCTCGGAGTTATCAAAGCAAAACCATATGTATATGACCGCATGTTTGGGCCTCACGACATCGAATCCCACCATTTCAGCACAGGGTTATCGACAAAGGAGGTGGCTTCCTCTCTCGGGGTCAACCTCATCACCCTCAAAACGCTCGCTATCCGTCTCGAGGACGGAATTGAAGCTGTGCGTGGTTTATTCCCTCGTTTTTGGATCGATGAACAAAAGTGCGGAAGGCTGATCCAGTGTCTTGACAACTACAAAAAAGAGTATGACACCAAACATGGGATGTACAAGAGTCGGCCTTTGCACGATTCTTTTTCGAACGGGGCCGATAGTTTTAGGTATCTGTCGGTTGCGATAAAGCAGCACATCGACAGCGATAAGTCGGGAATTTCCGACTCTGAGGCCGATGCGTTGTTTTACAAATACAATCCATTATTTAAATAACAAACGGAAGGAGTAGAAAGGTGGCGAAGAAAAAGAAAGAGAAGAAAACACTAATTTTGATGGACTCAGAGATCCTTGAGAAGATCCTTAGTTACGAGTCGGTTGAGCAGAAGAGAAGCCAGCGCTCTTTTAGTTTGAGGCTTCCTAGAGATTTGCTTCCGCGTTTAAATGAGGTGAGGAGGAATCTTGAGGTGATTCCTTCTGTGTCTGCGTTGATTTATCAGATGGTAGAGGCTTCGCTAGCGACTGGTGGGTTTTGAGGTTGTTTAAAAGATTTGGTGGCTGTACAATTGGGCTAAAGGAGTATCCGATGGCATATGCGTTCAACCCACCTAGTCAGATTACGAGTGCTGGAGGCGATGGCAATCCCTTTGCCGGCGTTGGCAGAGTGTTCACGGCTATTCCTCCGCGACCTAGGCCATTTCCCTGGCCACTGCCGTTTAGTGCGACGCAAGGCGCCGTTGGTGGAGCTGGCGGGCGAGGGACGGTTAGCGTGAGCGCTCCTCCGTATTATGGTCCTTTTAATCAGTATTGGCCCTACCAAGCGCCCAGGCTTAATGGTCTTCCGAATCCAGTTGTTAAAATGTTCTAGTTTTGGTACAGTTTCCCTTTTATGGGGAGAAACGATGAAAAATAAAGAATTAATTGACCTTCTAACGGCGTATTATATGCGATCCGATCCTAAAGATGTTGCGTTATCGCTGGCAGGAGTTTCGCTGGACATAGTTCGGTTTATGATGTTTGATCGATTGCCTCACGCTGAGGCTGAGTGTCTTATGAAAAGGTCTAGTGTGTTGATAGATAATTTGCATGAATTTCTTAAAAACCCAAATAGGAAGCCCCTTAAAGTGACTAGGCTTAGATCTGAGGATACAGACTGGGAAGACGTTTTAAATAAGAGGCCTCAATGACCGTATTTGTTCAAAGACCTCCGAGTCCAGTGCCCAGATCGCCGATGAGTCCGATTAGTCAAACTCCGGGGACTAACGGTCCTGTTCCTCGGATTCCGTTTCCTCCAAAGTCTCCATAGTTCAAAAGAAATCCGAAAAGTCCTTGTAGTAAATTACATTTGTTATTATCGTTTGTCTATTCTAAATCGCTTTTTTTAAAAAGCACAAACGTAAGGGCAATGATATGAAAATTTATGCAGAGATAGAGATTGAGGGGATCAAGCCGATTCTTTTTCACACGTTTCCTATTGACACGTTGAGCAGATCTAAGAGCAAATCCGGAACGGCTGGCGAGGATGGAGCAGAGTGGAAAAAGACGGTTTTGATGACGGCGGACCGGGAACTCTACATATACAACTCGTATCTTTGTGGGGCGATTGTAGCTGGTGGAAAACAGATCAAGATCGGAAAAGCTACACTGAATAAAAAGGTTGGTGGGACGCTTGAGGTAGTTGAGTCTCATTTGCATTTAGGATTACATGTCCCCGAGGACGATCAGCTGCTCAGGAAAGAGGATGAGGACGTCTATTTAGACGTGCGATCAGTTGTAAACCCAATGACTAAAGGTCGAAACGTGCGGTACCGTGTTGCTGCTAAGGCAGGATGGAAAACCAAGGCGACAATCTCATGGGATGATTCCGTGCTATCTGCTGAGGACGTGAAGGCGTGTGCGGAGAACGGCGGGTTATTTGAGGGCGTTGGGGATGGCCGAAGAATTGGTTTTGGTCGATTTAAAGTTACGCATTTTAAAGTTAAGAAATAGTTAATTTGAGGTATGGTGAGGTATGGTCAGGTAGGGTGGGGTTAGGTAGGGTTTGGTTTGGCTTGGTTTATTATGTCCGTAAGGGCTTCAACTGAGGCAAGGTTAGGTCGGGTAAGGTATGGTCAGGTAGGGTGGGGTTTGGTTTGGCTTGGTTTATTATGTCCGTAAGGGCTTCAACTGAGGCAAGGCTTGGTTGGGTTAGGTAGGGTCGGGTTAGGTAGGGTTAGGCAGCGTCGGGTTTGGTGTGGTAAGGCTTGGTTTATTATGTCCGCGAGGGCTTCAACTGAGGCACGGTCAGGTTCGGTGTGGTAAGGTAGGGTGGGGTTAGGTCGGGTAAGGTCTGGTCTTGTTAGGTGGGGTATGGTTTGGTGTGGTAAGGCTTGGTTTTATATGTCCGCAAGGGCTTCAACTGAGGCAAGGCTTGGTTGGGTTAGGTAGGGTCGGGTTAGGTAGGGTCGGGTTAGGTGAGGTAAGGCTTGGTTTATTTTTAATATAAAACGGTGAAGTATGATTAATTTTATGATGAAAAACATCTGGACATTTCTATTATCACTTTTAATCGTTATGTTTGTTGTGTTTTTAATAGTTTACTATGTGGATAGAAAATATCCATTTGAAACAGAAAGGTACATGGCGTGTTCAAAAGGGAAGCAGTCTTTCGCCTCCCTTTTGAATCTTCAGACTACACTATAGTGGTGTTTGGCCCGTAAATATCGGGTCTAAGATCTTCTGCTGGCCTCTCTATAGATATCTCGATATGAGCAAAGGCAAGCGCTTTGTCTGAATTTGTTTTCTGTTCAGAATTGTGCCCGCTTTCTGCTCCAAAAAACTTTAGAATGCTCCATGTAAAATCGGCAAGGCCATATGATGTATCCCTAGTCGAGCCTGTTCTGCTGGTAGCTACAGCGTTATCGTATGCAGCCGAAGTCCTATTGGTGCTTGAGTTTCCATTTCCTACAATGATTCGATCTGGCCCATTCTCTACATCACGTAGATTATACGAAGCATAATCTCTATCTCCTCCACTGCTATAGTTCCCACTATCACAACCTACTGTGATTCGGTCCATACTTGCACTCATTTTTCCTCCATTGGTTTTTAAACAAAAAGGAATCGTAAGGTTTCAGTCCTTTTAAGGCAACGTGGTTTTGCTAGATCTATGACTAAAAAAAAGATTGGTGAAATTAATCGAACTGGTTGCAAAATGGCGAAAGTCGGAAGTTGAAAAGGAGAGGTTGTATGGCCATGTGTTCAAAGTGTGAGCAGGAAGTTACCCCGGAAATCTTCGTTCGAGGGGCTCCGTTTTGTAGAATGTGCTTTTGGTATTCTTATTTCATAACAACGAAAGAATACGAAACCCTTAAGGAGGAAACAGGTGAGCTTGCAAAGTCAGAATAGATTTGTCCGTTTAGGCTGTTATATAGTATCGATGGATTTGGTACATGGCGCAGTCAACTTAGGCGCACATAGGGAGGACCTCAAACCTCAGATTGTTATCACCTATGCAAACTCGATCAGCGCTTGCCTGGATTTCCGGAGCCAGAAGGAAGCGGACGAGATGTTCGATAAATTTTCAGAGGCGCTAGAGGCGGTTTAACGATGGAAATGTGGAATTGGTTTATGGAACTCTATTCCGAGGGGTATTTACCTCTAGAGGATCTCGAGGAGGCGATGACAAACGACCGAGCTGCTAGGGTCCTGTGGGAAGAGTGGAGTGAAGAGTCTAGTGACTTTATCGATTTTGTGAGGGATGAGATCCGACCGTTTATTAAATATGTAAAGGAAACAAAGGCGAAAGATGAGTGAATTTATTTATCGTCCTCCAAAATATTCAATTGAAGTGTACGAAGATCATGCGTTGATTCGAGGAAAATTGCTTGCGAGTGTTTTTACTCTTCTCGTGAGTCTGTGCAGAGACGAAGGGTTCACCCACATAATCTCGTTAGACAAAGGTGGGCTTGGTTTTAAATTGGTTAAAAATCTAAAGGAGGAAGAGATTTAATTCTAATGCTAAGATTTTAAAAAAAAGTTTATACTGGGGTTTACATTGAAAAGGATAAGAAATGTCAAGCCCCATGTCAGATTATTCCTCAGACGCGAAAGATTTTTTAAATGAATACAAAAAAGAGATCAAGTCTGACAAGCGTTTAGCCGACCACCAAGACATAATCCAGGATTTTGGGCAAAACTATGAACGAGCATACCAGTTGTGGAATACCTATTACGCTGAGGCCTACAAAGACCTCAGCTACTACCTTGGAAACCAGTGGAGCTTGGAAGAGCTTTCATATCTCAATAATCAACGTCGATCCTCATTCACTTACAACAAGATCCGACGAATTGTTAACCTCGTGCAAGGGTACCAGCGGAAGAATCGCTTATCGACAATTGTCAGTCCTATTGAAAACTCATCAGATGTCACAGCGGAAATTCAGTCGGATGTCATGCAATATGTCATGCAGTCCTCAGACGGCTACGAGTGTATATCTAACGCCTTCAAGGGTGCGCTTACCACTGGAATGTCGTTCATCTCTCCTTGGTTGGATTATAGAAGCGATCCGGTATCAGGGGACATCCGTTTTCACCATGACGAGTGGAATTCGGTAATATTAGACCCGTTTCTAACAAAAAAAGACTTGTCTGACTGCTCGTTTATTGCCCGCCGTAAGTTTTTATCTCGAACTGAGGTCATTTCTCTTTTGCCTGACAAGCAAGATGAGATTGAAGCTCTCCCTTGGGGAACACGGGATGATAAGTTTACCTATATGCCCTATGCGAGACAGTGGGGGATGCAGCGACTTCTTAATTACAACGAATATTGGAGGACGAAGTGGGAGACCAAAGAAGTTTTGGTCGATATGGAGTCTGGCGAAACGAAAGAATGGGACGGCGACCGCAAGCGGTTGCATCTTTTCCGAAAGATGTTCCCACAGCTCGAGGTGATCAAAAAGCCTGTTAGGTCGGTTGAGCTTGGAATTATCGTCGAAGGGCAGTTAATGTACTATGGCAAAGATCCGAATGGCCTGAACGATTATCCCTTTGTCCCTTTCTTCGCGATATTCGAACCCTCATATGATCTCTATACTTGGAAAATTCAGTCACTTGTCAGGATAGTTAGAGATCCTCAGACCGAGCTAAACAAGCGCCGATCCAAAATGGTTGATTTGATTGACAATCAGCTAAATTCCGGATGGATAGCGAAAACGAATTCTGTATCGAACCCTTCTTCTATGTACAAATCTGGGCAGGGACAGGTTGTTTGGCTCAAGCCTGAAGCTCAAATGACGGACGTGCAGCGTTTGCAAGCTCCCGAGATCCCGGCCTCTATGTTTCAGCTCGAAGCCGAGTTTGAAAAAGACATTATGGAGATAGCAGGTGTTAACTCCGAACTCTTTGGAATGGCCGATAGCGATAAAGTAGAGACGGCAGGAATTTTATCAAAGATGCGTCAATCTGCTGGCCTAGTAAATCTGCAAGACCTGTTCGATGGTCTTCGAGAGTCGCAAAAACTGCTAGGTCAGAAGGTTTTAAAGCTAATTCAATTAAATTACACTCCTGAGAAGATAAAACTAATCACGAAGAAAGAGGCTCCGCCAGAGTTTTTCAGTAAATCTTTCGGCAAATATAACGTTGTTGTTGAAGAAGGTATTCTTACTGACACTCAGCGGCAAACGCAATTCGACCAGCTTTTAATCATGAAAACGATGGGAGTTGAGATACCAAGTTCTCTGATCGTCAAAAACTCAAATCTCCACGGCAAAAAAGACCTCGAAGAAATCATCGCGGCTCAACAGCAGCAACAGCAACAGCAAGAACAGCAGGCGATGGCCCTCCAGATGCAGAACCAAGAGACTGTGACTAAGGCCGTTGAAGCAAAAGCGGAATCTGACAAGGCTCTAGCAGCCGAGCGGTTGAACAAGATCGGGTTAGATGCGGCTCTCTCAGCCGAAAGGATTGCTCGTGCTGGCGAGGACAGAACTGCGGGCGCGCTCAATCTCATAAAAGCGATTAAAGAGCTAGAAAGTCTTGATTTGAGTAGTTTGATGCAAAAAGTTCAGATCTTAAAAGAGCTTCAAGGCAAAGCAGCAGAGGAGTCGCCTCAGCCCGCGGCTTAGTGTTGCTTATTCTTTTTGTTCTTTTGGAGAAAGCCAAGGTCCCTTTCCGCAAGCTCTGTTCAACCTTCCCATGATCATTCCTCTTGAGACCTTATTCAAAGGGAAGTTTCCAAAGTCCTCCTTCATAAATTCTCGCAAGAGCCCAATTCTGTCATCATAGGTCGAATTGCACAGATAGCAAAGCGCCCAATTTTCCTCTATATTGGTGTATCGGACAAGAAATCCGCTTTCTGTTAAGCATTTAGAGCATTTTTCCATCATTCCTCTTCAGTTAAACCTTACTATCCTCTTGTTTGCCACAAAGCGTTTTTATTCTATACAAATTATTTTAATAAATCGTGTAAAGTAATTTTTAGAATGATAACAACAGACTAAGGGCAAATTCATGGATAAAGACAACAATTATAGTCACCCAGTCCCCCAAGAAAGCTACTCACGCGAGCTTGATTCGCGAGTACAAGAATCGGAGATGCCTTATGGCTACTCTGACCACGAGCCATCTCAAGGCTCTGAACAACAAAAAAGTAGAGGCAAAAAATGATGAAAAATGAAGTCGAAGTCCCAAAAGTTCCCTCTCACGGCAAACAGATGCCAGGCATGGGCGTGGACGACATGAAAAAAAATGCTATGGACATTGCTTACGGGCAGGCTGGAAAAGGCGGCTGTAAGTCAGATGACAAAAAAATTAGAGCCCAGATGAAAAATTACGCCTGGGAAAGTGCTTCGGAGTATTAACGATGGTTCAGGAAATTGGGGAGTCAAGAGAGAGTTTAGGGCGTGACGTTTGGAACAAAGCCGAACACATTGCTAACGAGATGAAAAACGACTCAATGCCTTTTTACATTGTCTACGCCGCTAAGCACGATAAGAAAGAGCCGCACAAAATCAGACAGGCTTTTCGAATGTACCGACAGGCCCCGCCAAAGATCATAGGTCTTTTGGTTTGGTATGTTGACAACGCGAAAGGAATCTTTGAGCTTGTGCCAGAGCTATCGATCCCTCCGGATGTTCCTGTGGACGAATCTTTATTGTCGAAAGATAAAAAAGAGTTCTTCCCACAGGTAGCAGAAGCAGGGAAGAGAATGGGCGTTCTCCTGAGTTAGGGGAACAAGATTAGTTGACGCAACCAAAAGGAATTGCAATGACAATCGATATGAAAGATTACGCGGGCGAATATTCGACTCCAGCCGCCGTGGAGCAAGATACCTCGAACAGTTATTCAAGCAATGAGCTGGATTTCCCTGTTCTTCCTCCTGAACAAGAAAGCAAGCCTGAACATGAAGAGCCATCCGCTCTCAAGGTAGACGCCGAGCCGATTGTTCAGGAAGATTTTCAGGAAAGAAATTTTAAAGCTCTCTCGGAGAGTGTTGAGAGATTAAAGGCAGAAAAGAACGATCAGCAGCGGGAGTTTCAACTCCAACTTGACATGATTCGAGCCAATTTAGTTCGTGGGCAGCAACCCGAACAGTCAAAAGAAAAGCGAATGCTCGACGGCATGGATGACAACGATGTCCCCAATGTCGGAGAAATTCGCAAAGCTTGGGCTGAAAAGGAATCTACTTACAACGAAAGGATCGAAGAACTTCAAGTGGCCAATGCTCATTCCGATTATGCCGAAGTTTTACAAAAATATGGAAAACACCTAGCGGAAACAGATCCTTTCTTTTTACAGGGGCTGCGCGGTGCTGAAAACAAAGCCATGTTCGCATATCAGTATGCGAAACGTGAGCAAGAGCTTCAGCAATATAGGGAAGCCAGCAAAACTAATTCTCAGCCAACACCGTCCACACCGAGCGAGAACGCTCAACGGATAGTCGATAACGCTCGCAAGCCTGGAACACTGGCCCAAGCGGGTGGTCAAAGCGTCTTAAGTAAGGCGGACTATTTTTCTACGATGAGTGATGCAGAATTTATGCAAATGGCTTCTAAGCACCTAGAGACGATTTGATTTTTGCTTATTTTAATGGAATAAAATGGCAATTACAACACTTACACAACTGCCTCCAGAGGTGCGAACATACTTCGATAGACTGTTACTGGCGCTAGCGCGTCCGTACTTTATTTACGATTTGTTCGCTCAAAAGAGACAAATACCTTTGAATTCAGGCGATCAGCTTGTTTTTCGACGATATGGCACGCTTACAGCTGCTACAGTAGCACTTACCGACGGTCAAACGCCTCCAGGCGATCAGTTGTCGGTTACAGATTTTAAAGCACAGATCCAATGGTACGGTAAAGAAACACCAATGCTGGAAGTAGCATAAATTGCCGTTATAAAACTTTGAGTAATTACATGGAAAGTCTAAACATAAAATATGAGACCAACTATAATCATACGGATGTATTTGTAAAAAACATTTTTAATGAAGAAAAAATAGTAAAGGTTGATTTTATGCAAGATAACCAGAGGCAAGCGCTTCGCATTGCATATTGCGCAGGATTGTTGGACGGAGAGGGATCTTTTTGTTTTATTAAACAGAACAAAGACGGTCAGCACAAGAAACATGGGAAAATTAATCCTGTATATTATGGTTTAATTAGAATTGGACTTGTGTCAAAAGAACCTTTGAAATTCTTAGATGAAACATTCCCCGGCTCAATTGTAAAATGTGAAGGCGTTCGAAAAGATAGGCCAACTTATCAAATAATGTATAGATGGGAAATAAGGAAAAGAGAATTGTTGATACCAATGATCAAACAGATCTTGCCTTATTTAATTGTTAAAAGAAAACAGGCAGACACTCTATTAAATGCTTTAGAGGACTGGAAAAATACATTTAATGATAAATTAGGAATATCAAAATACGAACTACGACGCAGGGAGGAGGCGTATCTTAAGATGCGCCAGCTCAATGCTGTCGGAGCGGCCGCAACGACTAACCCTCGAGGCAGCGGAGACGTTGAAGTGATAGTCTGACCTTCCGACGAAAGCGGAAGAGGGTTCTCCGAAGAGGGAGCCCCGCGACGTAAGTCGTTGTAACACAGTGAGCTTTTGTACTATTTCGGACCAAGTTCAATACGTGGTTCAGGACCGTGAACAAAATGCGGTCTATAAATTATCCCTGATTGACTTGGACGTCCTTGCTGCATAAGGCAAAAGGATAACAAGGCCGAACCCGAAAGGGACGGTGAACGACTGAGTGGGAAAACACCGAAAGGTGATGCGACAGTCTGAACACGACGAATAAATAAAGGTCGTGAGATTGGGTCGAAGAGCCTGGTCCGCCACTGTAGTGATAATTAGAGTTATCATAACAATGGTCAAAAAAGTAACAGAATTGGTTTTAAATGAAGCGACAAAAGTCTTGTCACTCCAACTTGGGTTGACTTTAGACACTTTGATCCGCGATATGATGCTCTCTACAGCAAGTACTATACTTTGCTCAAAGGGATTAAACGGTAACACGCCGACCGAGATCACCGATGGGGACATCGGCGCTGCGGTTATTGGTCTACGCCAAGGGAATGCTCGTCTTATGACGAATCCGCTTCCTGGCGAGAATAAATTTGGGACGTCACCGGTCCGAAGCTCTTATTGGGGCTTTATGTCCGTCGATTTACAAGCAGATTTGGAAAATGTTAGTTCGTTTATTTCGTCTGCGAATTACCCCAATCCTATGAACGCTATTGAAGCGGAATGGGGGGCGACTCGTAACGTACGATGGCTCTTGAACACCAATGGATTCAGCAACGGCGCGTCTCCAAACGTGTACAGCTCCTTCATGCTTGGACAGGAAGCTTATGGCGTTGTCCGTCTAGGAGCAAAAGAAGCTGAATTCATCGTCAAACCTCTTGGAGCTAGCGGGACAGCTGATCCGTTAAACCAAAGAGGGACTGTTGGTTACAAGTACCCGTTTGCAACTCGTATTTTGAACGACAACTGGATCACCCGTATAACTTCAACGCTTGGTTCATAAGGAGGACAAAATGGCAATTGTAAGAAAAGGACTTTTAACGGTCACTCTTGGAGGTGCAGCACAAAATCTACCTTTAGGATTTTATCCGAGCAGATTTATTGCTGAAAACAAAACAAAGATCGTTGCAAACACTAACGGTGTTCAGCGGTTTGAGTTTTGGGACGACATGGCTAACGACTCGGCTTATATCGAGACGATGACTAGTGGCGCGCCTGTTCTAACGTATATTTCTACGAACGGGGTAACTCCTTATAGAACGGCTGATTCTGCTTTGTTTCCTTCGTCTAATTTGACGATCACAAACATTTCAAAAGCTGCAAACGCTTCTGTTACGGCGACACATGCTTTCACGAGCAATGATGTTGGTGTGACGACTGTTAGCTTTCATAACATCGTTGGGATGACTCAGATGAATACTCTTTCTGGAGTTATTCAGTCAGTAACATCAACGACTAGCTTTACTGTGAACATCAATTCTACTGGGTTCACAACCTATGGTTCAGGTGGTATCGCTAACATCGTTACAGGGATTCCAGCACTTCAAGGGGGACTACTTACCTCTGGGAATGCTCCTGGATTCCCTCCTGCCCAGACTAATACATCACAAATCCAAAACGCTCCGTTATACAACGCCGCAACGATTGGGTTAACGCTTGGATCGTCGCTTATGGTGACTACAAGCGATGTATGGCAGTACATGGCATTTTTGGATGCTGATTTTACTAGTGCATAGAGAAATTAGGACCCTTCGCAAGAGGGGTTCCTATATATAGGTGTAAAACATGGGAAATCCTCCCTCAGTGACGTACCCTTCTCCGAACGAATGGCCAGAAACGGTTTTCGATATCACGGCGATTACAAGGGCTCCTCAAGCTCAGATAACGTGCCCTGATTATGAATTCGGCTCAGAAGATCCTTATGTCACGCAAATTACTATAAAGAAAGTGAACGGCATGCTTCCGATAAATGGACTCACATGCCTGATAACGGAGGTGATTGACGCCTCAAACTTTCTAGTAAACGTAAACACAACCCAGTTCCCTGCTTATACGAGTGGTGGTGTGATCTGTATAGATACAGGCCAGCCAGTTACTCAGACTGTAGGAGCTCAAACGTTTAACACACCATTTCAAAACATATTATAAAGGAAAAAAAAATGACAAGAATGAGAAGAGGAAACAGGCTAAATGACGCCAAATCAAAGGTCATTGAAAAAGAGATTTTAAAAGAGAATCCAGAAGACTACTCTGACGAACTGCCAGAATCTGTCGTGGTGATGAATCACGTGCCTGAGTATAGATCGGTCACATTTTTAAATGGAAGAGACCCTGGCCAAGCGCTTTATTTCCATTATGCGAGTGCGACGCACCCGTTGAAGCAATATACGCTACACCACGGATTCCAGTATGATTTGCCTGTCGAGATCATCGAGCATATCGAGTCTTGCAGTGAGCCTCAATATGCATATCGCAAGTCTATAGATGGGCACCCTGAGATGTTTGTATGCTCTAAAAAGTTCATTTTCCAACTACGAAACGTGCCTAAAAAAGCAGCTTAAGGGGACGCGATGACAATATCTACCTCCGGATGGAATCTAGGGAACATTCGCACAAAGCTTCGAAATCTTTCTGGGATGCCTAGTACAGACCAGTTAACCGATCAGAATGCGAATGCATACATCAATGACTATCTAGTCTATACGATGCCTCATGAGTTAAAGGTGCAGATCCAGAACAGATTTTTGGATTTTAAGACCACTCCTGGGGTGAGTGTTTATGCGTTTCCAGGGGCTTATTTAACGGATTCTCCTGGCGCTTATGCTGATGGATTTCCTCTTATATTCTATCAAGATCCTGATATTTTCTATCAAGATTGGCCACAGCAATATAATGTCGATTCGATAGCTGGAGGGGATGGAGTCACCAACACGTTTACTGGAACGACCCAGGGTTTTCCGATAATCATTGGAACGTTTTTTATCACTGATGGTCTCCAAGTTCTTCAAGACGATGGTGCGGGGCTTCTTCTCCCTGACAACGCCTCAAGTGGTGGCGGGAGTGGAACTCTTGACTATATAACAGGGGCTTTCTCTGCTACGTTTGGCACGGCTCCGGCTACGGGGACCTCAATTTATTCTAAATATCAAGCCTATTCGGGCAATCGTCCGCAGGGGTGTTTGTTCTTTGAGAATGAATTTACTTTGATGCCAGTGCCCGATCAAGTTTACCAAATCCGGATGCAGGGGTTCATTTTACCCGCTACTTTAGTTGACGATGCTGATACGCCAG